TATCAAATATACTAGTATATGTAGGTAAACTATCATTGTTATTGTAAGTTACATTTGTAACAGACGATTCATCAATATTTGTTTCTCCTTCATAAATAGTAGCACTTCCTCCTTTATCTAAAATCTTTTTGTACTCTTTTACAAGCCCTTGTAATTCCATTAATAAAGAATCTTGTCCAACTTGTAATTGTAAAAAATCTTTTACATTACTTGTTTGTATTATTTCTCTTTTAGCTACTTCTTGACCTAGTTTGTTTTCACTTACCTCTAGTTCTGATATAACGGCAGAGTATAAACTTGCAATATCTCTAGCTTTATCTACATTACATTTATTCATAAACAATAGTAGAACTATTACGAGACTTAATAGTATCATTGGTATAAAATTTCTATTTTTCATATTTGTATATTTATATATTTACAAGTCTGCAAAACTTTTTGTTCCCCTAGATTACCCTAGTTAATTGTTACTTTCTCTACTTTGTCCAAGTATATTTGACTTCATAATCAGCTCCCATTTTAACATTAACTAAATATCTATTTGACGCTTCACACATTTTATCCGCTACGAATTGTGGAAAGAAATCATATTCTTTAGTCTCTGGAAACTTATATATTAATTCATCATGGACTTGTCCTAATAAAGTACAATCCCAATCATTTTTATCAATAGCTACTTGAATATCTACCATAGCTTCTTTTAACATATCAGCTTGTGTACCACTCATAGGAATATTACGTGCTTGTCCATCAACTTTAACTCTATCCATAAAGTCAAGTTCATAGTTATGTTTCTTAGCTTGTATTACAGTAGGAAACCAAATTCTAGAATTAGTTCTAGTATTCAATATTAAAAAACCATTATGCAAAGCAGTTCTAACATTATCTTCTACCATTCTAAAGGTATCAGGTATTTCTTTTTTAATAGTATCTATATAAGTTTGTCCTTCTTCTTTTGAGATATTTAATGTTTTACCTGCTTTTTTAGAATGACAACCGTATACTGTACCAAATGTTAAATTCTTACATGGTTTTCTATGTGATTTATTGTTTACTTTCTTAGATACTATAAAATTGTGTGCTTTATCCTTATAATCATCAATCATTTCTTGATGTTTAGCATTAGGAAGTTTATTTACAGATTTATATTTATTTTCTAATGATTTATATCTAAAATAAAATATATTTCTCCAACCTCTTTGTGCCATATGAGAATGTATATCATCACCTGTTAATTCAAGTAGTTTAAAGTCTTGTGCTTTACTAGCCATTACTGTTACTTCCGCTCCACTTAAATCACATGTTACAATCTTATATCCTTTATCAGTACCAAAGCATTCTCTGAACTTAGGTTTAGCAGGTACATTTTGAGAATTGAATTTATCTTTATCAAGTTTTCCACCACCTGATTTAAGTCTACCATTCTCACTACCTGCTTGTCTAAATATAGTATGTATTTTCCCAGTAACTGGATTAATCTTTTCTATATAATTTTCTCCGAAGTTATTTATTTCAGTATTACAAGTTCTAAATTCAAGTAATGTAGAAATAAACTTAGCCATAGGTGTATCATGATTTGTAATAAGGAATGCTTCAAGCTCTGGTCTACCTGTTACGAATTTATCACCATTTCGTGACTTTTCTACTTTCCCGTTATTCTCGAACTGTGGTATAGCCTTCCCCAATAAAGTACATAATTCTTGTCCTAATCTACCAAATATAGTTCTAATTTGAGTAGTACTTCCGTAATTAGTATTACCAGTATGTATTTTAGGTTTAGTAGCTTTACCTGTTAAAGCTTTTAATGTTACAGCTTCTCCAAATAATCCTACATTGATTTGTTCAACATATCTATTTCTCTTTCTATCCCATTGACCACCAACAAGATATTGTCTCATTTCGGGTTTATCTTTAAGTAAATCATCACGTAAATCTCTAACTATTTGGTCTAATTCACATTCTAATCTATAGACTTCTTTCTTGTTATCTAAAATTATCTTTCTCCAACCATCTTTTTCACTTGTATTTAATACATAACCTTCAAGTTCACAAAGTCCTAGAATCCTAATTAATGGAAACTCTATACCTTTAAGTAAGAATTCCATTTTATACTTAATTACTTTATCCCATTGTTCTCTAAATAAAGGAAACAATGGAGCAATATCTCCAGCAGCATATTCTATTTGGTCATTTGTAAACTTTATATATTTAGGATTTTTACCTACAAATTCAAGTCTTACTTCTTTATCCATAGCTTCAGGTACAGGAACAGAACTTCTTTGTAATGTAGGTAACAATCCTGCTTTAACTCCTCCGCCTTGCATAAGACGTTGTTCAGTTATCATTGTATCATACATTTCTAAAAATTCAATTTTAAGATTTGCTTTAGTAAATTTAAAATCAAATTTGATGTTATGCCCAAGAATAATTATTTCATCTTTTAATGTATCATACATATTAACAAACCTACTTAAAGTTTCTTCACATGTTGCATCTAATACAAATTGTTCTGTCTCTGTTCCAATGATTATCAATAATATATCATTTATGTAAGCATCTAGCCCATTAGTTTCTAAATCATAACCTATTACAGGTTTATCTAAACTCATTTCTATTTCATGGTTTAGTAATTCAAATAATTTACCAATACCACTTTCAGCATCTAGTAGATTTACTACTTCACTAAACTCTTCGTGTTTTTTATTACTTACAAAATATAACATATTATTCTTCTTTTAAAAATCTATCGTAATCTTCTTTACTTAGTTCACAAATAGATAATATAATTATTTTATTAGCATCAGGATAAACTTCTCTTACTTTATCTTCTAAATATTTCTTTGTAGGAAATTCTTTACCAAGAATACCAATTGAATTACTATCAAAATGTATATCTTTACTAATTGTTCCCATTATGGTCATTGAACCATATATATAATATCTTTGCATAATTATTTCATTTTATTTATATGTACTTCTAAATCTAAATATTGATTTTTAGTTCTTAGAAACTCTGGTGTACCTTTTCTATCTATTAGTCTTTGAATATTTAAAGATTGAGCTATGATAATCTTTTCGTCACCTGTTTTAACTCTTTTTAACATACGTAATTTAAAACCTTTATCTAGTAAATTTCCATCATTGATTGTCCTATCATAACATTTATTACTACAGATAGGCGGTTGTATAGGTCTACCTTGACAACCACAATCAAAAGTATTGCAACAATATTCAGGTTTAGCTATTTCATTATTACATATAATATGTTCACAATAATATTTCTTTCCTTCTTCCATAATTATTCTTTTACTTCTCGTTCTAACTTATTTTTTTTAACAATTAATTCTTTTATTTCTTTGTTTATAAAAGTAATTTCTTTATCAATTAGATTAGTCATATTTTTATTATTATGAATCCAATGTTTAATCTCTTGTTGACCATGAAATAAAGTAATACACATAGCTTTATCATCATCTTCAGATTTCATTCTTAGTAATTCTAATAATTTAATATCTTCTGTATAATCTTGAATTTCTTCTAATACATCATCTACAGTTTCTTCGTATTTCATTTCTACTTTCATAATTTATTGATTATATCCTACAATTTTATCTATTTTATCTGCTGTTTCTTGTCCAAAAAATTCTATTACTTTATCCCAATTCTCAGCCCATTCACTATGTATTTCATTTAATAATATAAGTGCATGATTTAATTCTCTAGGTTTAGCTACACCTAATAAACTATTTTCAGGTACAGGTATAGCATCAATATGTTTTCTTCTATCTACTATAGTTCCATTTCTGTCTACACCAGCATAACCACTTTGATTCAGTTCAATTAATTCAACTAAATCAGGTCTACCTGCAAGTATTAATTTCTTTTTATTTTCTTCTGTCATAATTTAATACTTTTTAGTTTATACGTATATAATGTATCAGTAGCAAAACCTCTATCTATTAAGAATTGATAATAATCATCTCCTTTATAATGACGGTCTTGCCATCTTACATAATAATCAATACTATCTTTCCAATTATCAAATTTAAGATATTTCTTTTTATAATACCAACCAAATAAGTTGTTCTTTTCTCTACTACAATCAGTACATTCAAACCAACCTGTTTCTAATACAGCTTGTCTTAATACTATTTCTTTATGTTCTAAATCTGAATTATTAATATATACTTTAACACTATCATAAGATTGTCCCCAAGTAGCACCTATACACATTAATATAAGTATTAATATAAATAGTAATCTAAGTTTATTCTTTTCATTCATAATATTAAATTTAAAAAGGTGTACACTAGGTACACCTTTATATTAAATATGAAATGGCTTAATAGCACTATTCATACGTCCTCTATTATTTCTTCTAAATACTTTTTTACTGTGTGCTTTATATGCACTTTTAGTAGTATGTGTAAATGTTTTACCTTCTACACTATTTGCTACAAGTTCTTCAGCTTTAGATTTAGGAACTTTATGCATTGCAGTATATCTTACTTTTTCGAGTCCGTTACCTCTATCTGTTTCAGTTACACCTTCTTCTTTAATACATACTAATTTTTCTTGTTCTTTCATATTCTATTTTTAACTATTTATTATTCTTTGTTCTGCTTTAAATTCTGATTCAAGTTTATCATATAAAAGATTAGATGGTTTTATTTCTTTAATTCTTAGTAGTATGTAAAAGAAATAAAAATGTTTAAACCATTTAATTTTATATTCATTTTCATGTTTAGAATATATTGAACTTTCGATTTTAATTTCATGTCTTACATACTCATTATTTTTATAATGTATATCATGTGTTGTTTCTCTTGTTTTTATTATCATAATCTAATTATACATTTCTTACTTGCTCTACTTAATGCTACATACCACAACTTTTTCAATTCTAATGGTTTAGGGTTTCTATTTAAATCTATACCATTAATTGCTATATTATCATATGTACTACCTTGAGTCTTATGTACTGTACATCCGTATCCATAATCTAAATCCTTCTTTACAATAACTTTACCACTCTTATCTTTGAAAGTTTCTAATATTAAATGTTCAGATTTAAAATTATAATACTTTTGCCAATGATGTCTACGATAAGTTACAGCAGTTTCTAATAGATTATTATGTACTGTAATGAACTCTTTATATGATTCAGGTTTAACTATATTAACAACTCTCTTAGCTCCTCCATGTACTCCTACAATCATAGTCTTATAACAGTTAATAAATCTTCCTGATACAGCTTCAACAACTGATTCAACAATATATTCCTCACTATTAGTAATAATACTTTGTAAGTAAGTATCTGTAACAGTTTTATAAGCCATTAATAAATCCCCTTCTACAATTAAGTCTATAGGGTCATTATGTATTTGTTGTCTTATATACTTATTCCATCCACTTATATTAGCATTAGTCCATGCACTATATTTAACATATTCTTTACTACCTCTAAATTCAGGAGATTTAAACTCGTCTATTAGATATTGTTTAAATGTTTCTTTCTCTCTTAGTATAACAAATCCTTCACCTCTAGTGTTTAATTTATTCTGACTGTTTTTAAGTACATGTTGAAAGTTATTAGAACCTCTACTTATGTCTCTTCTTAATACAGTTAGTAAATCTAACAATGGATTATCATCTGCTTGTCTAACTACTTGAGTTAGTTTAGCTACACTTTCCCCCTGTAGTTTGAATGTACTTGATAATATCTCTTTTACAGGGGGAAGTTGCATATGGTCGCCTATAAATAAGACTTTTACATTAAATTCACCTGCTTTATCTATTAAGTGTTTAAATAGATTATGATTTATCATAGAACATTCATCAACAATTACTAGTTCATATTTGTCAATCTTTTCTTGACTAAGTATATCAAATTGTGGATTGTTAATATCAAAGTTAACTAATTCAGTATTTGGTCTAAGACCTAATAAAGATTGTAATGTTTCTCCTTTTAATTCAGTACTTTGAGCTATTATCTTCTTAGCTTTATGAGTAGGTGCTGATACAGCTATCTTCCTACTTGGTATTCCACATCTATCAATAAATTCTTTAGTAATTGTTGTCTTACCTGTTCCTGCTGAACCTGACAATGTGAATACTCTATCTTTAGTCTTTATCCAATCCAATAATCTAGTCAATGCGTCTTGTTGACTTTCAGTGAATATCATATCTGATTCTCTAACTATTACTGCATCTTCTATATGACTATTCTTAGATTGGTTTAGTTTGTTTATTATCTTCATAGTTCCTATTTTAGTGGCTTTACACGTACCGAAAACAGCAAAAGCGTACAAATATAAGCTATTTGTAGCACTTTCACCAATTCTCGACCTTTACAACTTCGTCAAAGCGTACAATTACCTACAACCGTTTCAAATACGCCATTCTCAGGACGATATTTTTGGTCTAAAAGGTAATATTGTACGTAATACGTTATAATTGTCTGTACATTATAAGCCTATAGTTATAACCTTCAATATCTAAACTCTTTCTATAATAGAATTCAATATATTCAGTATTAACTACCATTTTAAATACTTTGTTATCTGTATAAGTTGTATCATTAACTTTGATACACTTTAGAACTGATTTAGATAAATCAAATTCACTCATCATTGTTAAAGTAGAATCTTTATATATTATAGAACCACCGTATTCATCAGTATTTATAATATAATAAGTACTATCTGTTCTTTCTTCTTTAATAGCGTAATCATATTTGTATTCTTGACTATATGATACAATCGGTATCAAAAATAGTATTATTAGTAATTTTTTCATAGTTGTAAAGTTTAGTTTATTATCATTTATATTTTTGCCAAAGGTCACATAACCAACTTTCTGTTAAAGTACCACATCTTTTATAACTTGGTAATTTATGCCATACGGTACAGCTTCCTTCATATTGTTCAGTCTTTCCGTTACTATATATTAAAGTCATTATATTACGATTATAAGATACTTTAATTAATTTAGGAAATAATATATTCCATAGCTTTTTCATAGTTGTAAAGTTTATATAGATACTAGTTGTCATTTCAACAGTTTAGAGTAACAGGTATCACCAAGTTATCTAGTATCTAATTATTTATATAAACATAGTATGAGGAACATAATGTACCTTTCTATGATTTGTTTTCTTATTCTTATTGGTATTAAATTTTAATTTTGGTATAAGTTTTAATAAGTATTTCATTGGTATTAAGTTAATGAATACAAGTTGTTTCATCTATACTATTGACATTATCAATAATATATCTAGGTATTAATAAACCACCTCTATAAGGAACTGTTTGTGTTTTGAAGTCTCTATGTATTTCATATGGTTTGTATTCTATTGCATGTTCAATCCATATATAGCACTCCTCGTTGTGTTTCTTTATGTGTAGTTTATATTCATTTTCTATATATTCCAGCTTGTATTCTGTTTTTATTCTACGTAGTCTCTCTACGATTATGATTATAATACTAAAAATAAGTGTTGCAATAAGTACTATAATCATTCTATTTTCATCTGTCATATTATTTAATTTAAATAAATAGGGTATGATGATATATGTAATAACGCATTAAAGTCACTATTTTCTCTTGTGTACTCTAATATATATTTTACGAATTCATCTAGGACACTACTTACAAAGTTTAAATCAACTCTATGTGTGTCCCCAAAGAACTCATAAAATGCGTTAATAAATGATACCTTTTCTATTTTAGTTACTGTGTTAATTACTGCCATGTTGTAAAGTTTAGTAAGTTAATAAGTTAAATTTGGTGTAAGTAATAGAATACGCCCCACAATAAACAAAATATTATAATTTCATATGCTCGTTTGTGTCTTCTATTAAGTACTGCTTCTGCTATATTAAGTATAATCACTATTGTCATTAAAAGACTTAACATAAGTACTATTGTTCTAAGTATTTCCATAGTTGTAAAGTTTAGTTAATATTATATTTCTTTATTTTTTATTTCATTTATTTGTTTAAATGCTTCTGTTAATCCTTCATCGTAACTATCGTAATATTTAATTACTTTTCTTGTTGAATTTGGGACATCTTTTACTTCATTAATTAATATTTTACCATTAAATTCTTTAACATACATTCTATAATGTGTAGTTGTTGGAAATATTACAATAGCAATATTAATACTTCTATAATACTCTAAAAATACTCCTTGTTGTAATGAAAAAGGATAGAATTTAAATCTACCAACACTTTCTATTATTGAAACTCCATTATATGGCTGTTTCTTAAAGTATTCTGGTAACCATTTTTTAAAATTTTCTTTATTCTTTCCTGTAAACATATTTTAAAATTTATATTTTTATATTTGGTTCATTATCTCCTTTATGTAATACTATGTATCCTAAAAAGATAATTGTTCCTATTAATAGCCATAGTAAGTACATAATATTTAGTTTTAATTGTTAAACAAAATAAAGAGATAGATAAGCACTTATTCGCACATTTATGTGGTAAATTAAATCCCTAGACTTCTAATTACTAGCATCACGTTATACACTCAATAGTAAGAGCCGTTGCCAATTTCATATATCATCTATTTGATAATCCCTCATCTGTAGAGGTTTAACCTATTCTATCTCTTTATTTCTATAAACATAAAAGGTAATTCTACTATACATAGCGTATGATATGTACCGAATCTACCCACAATCCGAACCCTCTCACCTAAGTGACCGTTATTTCTTTATGTTCATTATCTATTATTTCTGCTAATTGTTTTTCTTTTACTGAATATACTAAAACACTATTTAAAGCTTTGCCTTGTTTATCAGGGTGAACATCTATCCAATAGAAGTTTGTGCCATCAAAATGTACATCAGTTACTCTATCAACTACGTCATATACTTGACCGTCCATTAAGCATTTGATATGTGTGGCTTTTCTAAAATGTCGTTTTAGTTCTTCTATTGACATATATTCTTCCATCTTACATATATTTAGTTATTTGTGTTTTATCCATTCCTAATTGAACAGTTAACATATTATTTACAAATAAGTATCTTGATTCTTTATTTGATTCAGTACGTCGTACCATGTTAACTATGAAATGGAGTTTCCTTGTTGTCTTTCCTTTTCTTGCCATACTTTATTTAATATATCATTATCCATTTTAGTTGATTGTACTTGTTCTATTAGTCTTTCTCTAGGTAATATATAATCAAATACATCATCACCTGTTATATCTACCACGTTTTTAACTTTATTTTTAGCTTTACGTGATTTAACTCTATGTGCTAGACCATTTTTAAGTATATTTGTCATAACTTTAGTATTTAATTATCATACCTAGTATAGTTAGAACTGCTCTGGAATATATCCTACTGACTGTCTAATATACTAGATACAATGTATTATGGTTTTATCTTTAGTTTCTTCAATATATAAAAATAATCTTTAATAACCAAATTTGGTGTATTAATAATTGCTTCCTTTACTGCATCATCTGATAACCCCTTATACGGTTTCATATTAATCTTTAATTCTATCTCTTTATTCTTTTTTCTCATCTTTAAGATTAGTTATTTCAGCTTTTAAAGCACCAATATGTATTTTATTCTTTCTTAGTGTTTCATTTGTCTCTCTAATTATACCTTTATATTTCTTAATCTCTTTAGTTAGCATTGCTGTCTTAACTCCTTCAGCATATTGTATATTAGATACGAAACCATATGGTGTTAAAGTCCATTTCTTATCTACAGGGTCAATGTAAGTATTATCTTTTATATGAGTCATTTTATGTACTTCGACTAATATTTCAAATATTGTCCCTTTTATTTTAATTATTTTTTCCATATTTTTAATTTTGATTTAATACTCTATATCCAAAAGGTTTTACTAATATTATTCTCTCTTCTTTTTCTAATTTAGAAATTAAATCTAATATAATATGAGTACTAAAATCATCTTTAAATTTGTCATATATGTCTACTAAAGAACAATCTCTGTTATTCTTTATAAATGTAAATACTTGTTCTTTCATAGCTTGAGGTTTAATAGAATGTAAATTTATAGTTATAATCAATTACTTTATCCTTAATTAAAACCTTTATAGTCTCTCTTAATTCATTAGTAGTAGGATTATAACTAAGTATATTCTTAATTGTTTGATTTAGTTCTGTTGTACCTAATATACCTGTTACAGGATATAATCTAGATACATTCTTTCTTGTCGTTGGTTCAATAAATACTAGATTACCTTGTGAATCTATTATTAGAACTCTATTTCTTGGTCGTTGCATAGTTGTAAAGTTATAAGGTTAATATTATTTAAAATAAGATATACAGCTCAATTTCTTGCATATTGAACTAGGTAATTTCAATCAAAGCTTACGCTCATGTCTTCCTATACTGTATATCTTATATTCTTATTTGTTTTCAATCCATTTATCAAAAGGAACTGCTCCTCTTGCTAATGCTTGTGCTTCATCTATTATATCATAACATGGGTAATTACCCTCCATATCTTCATATTCATCTACATGTTTATCTCTAAACATATCTCCAGCTTTAAAAGCTTCTCTCATATCTTCTAAAGTATATGTTTTAGCTTGATGTATAATAATAGTATTATCATCTTTAAGTTTAGGATGCCAATGTTCATCGTGTTCTCCATTAGGGAATTGTTTAAAATCTTTATTACATCCTTTACAAGTATTATATCCACTTTTATTAATATAATTTAAATGGTATTCTACTTGAATATTAGTTATATTACCATCAGAATCAGTATATGCTTGAATAAAACCAGCAGATAGATTAGGAAACATTTTATAATGTATACTACCTTCAAATTCTTTTAATGGTAATTTCCTATCAGTTGTAGCTATTACTTTCTTTAATCCATCATTTAATACATGACCTTCTTTAACTAAATATTGTTGAGGTTCATTACAAAATAGGTTACCATTCGAATCAAAGAATAGACACCAATCTTTGTCTTGTATTATATCATCTGTTATAATATATAAATGATGTGATTCTTGACATATACTCTTTAAATATTGTTGTGTAAGTAGTGCTTTATGATAATATATTCCTTTCTTTACTGTGCCATTATTAGTTATAATACAATTTTCTGCTCTTTGTGTTGGTAGCATAACCACTTTTCCTTGCTTTTTCATCTGTTCTTGTTTTAAGTTAATGATTTAATTAATTATATGTTATCTACATATATGTATTCTTCTAAATGGTCTAATGGTATAGTATCATTGTTAATAATAATACCATGTAGTTCATCTAATTCTATAACATAGTCATAGTTATTTGAATTAGATATTCCGAGTATATAAGCTAATATCATAAATACTCCATATATCGTAAGTATCTTTATCTTTGTTGTAAGTTTCATAATTGTAAGTTTAATTATTAGTTATTAAATGCTTATGTGCTTCTTTAGATATCATAAGTTCTATAATAGCATTTAATTTATCCGAACCAATAGTTAGTTCTTTATAATGTACATCTATAACTGCAACAACTGTATCTAATGTATCTTTCATATTACATTTGAGTTCATCTTTAATAACACTCATTGCTAATAATATTAAATTATCATTAATACGATTTATTACTTTAGTTATTGTTTCTTTTGTTAATCGTTTACCATTATATTCGTATACTGTTAATTCTTTATTCATAGTTGTAAGTTTAATATCTTCGTTTCTTTTTCTTATTACCATTGATAAACTTATCAAATGGATGTTTATCTACATCTATTTCGATATTATCAGTTGCTTTCATTTCTTCTGTTTTATCTTGCATGTCTAAAGATATTAATGTTTGTTCTATACTATTAACACCTATATTACGTCCTACTAATATTGCTTTACTTTTCTTTTTCATAGCTGTTAGTTTAAATGAATTTATAATTCTTTAGTTCTTCTTTTGTACGTATAAAACTATCATCATCTTTAAATATTCTAATATGTTCTATTATACCTCTAAGTTGCATTGTTACACCAATACCATGAATAGGTTGTACTACAGTAATATCACCAGACTCTCTTTCAAATACTGCTAAATCACCTGAGTAATCTATTATTATATCTCCTTCTTTCATAGTTGTAAATGTTAATTCTTCTTCAATATACAGGCAAATAAGAAAGAGAGTATTGTATATAATACTACCAGTCGATCTGTAGGTAATATTCCGGTATGTACAATACTCTCTTAATATTTATTTATCTACTATATAGTTTATGCCATAGTTTACATTCTTTTATTTTAAGTTGAATGTTAACTTTAAATTGTTTATTTAAATATTCAGTTAAATGATTTATATCTTTACCACCTTTACCAATTAATATACCTGGTCTATTTGTAGTTATAATAATTACCATTCCAGTTTTATTACTTTCTACTTCGACATCAGTTATACTATATTGTACATTATAACATTCATTTGTTATAAAATACATATTTAATTCTCTTCTAACTAATTTAGTATCTTCTCTTTCTATATCTTTCTTATATTGTAGTCTACCAGCAAAATAACTTAATGACATACCTAATCCTACACCTAATCCTTTTATAAATGGTATATCAGAGAAGAATGCTATTATTGTATTAGATATTAAAGCTCCTGTAAAGAGTAATAGTATAACTATCAGTCCTTTATGTTTATTTATAGTTTTCATAGTTGTAAAGTTTAAAGGTTAATATTATTTATTCTAGTATTACAATTACCTAACTAGTTAGGCATCATATATAACCGAAGCTATACCGTTTCTATTTATTATTCTTCCTATTGTAGAACTTTAATGTTAATCTTTAGGTTTGTAATTATAATACTATTTTCTTAGTTTATGTGTATGTGCCCAAGCTGTTACTTTAAAAGCTGTTCCAATTGGTTCATTCTTACTAGTATACCATTGACATTTATCTTTATCGTAATATCCAAACATATTTCTAACTTTAATATCAGCAATAGTCATAGCAGGAGATTGTAATATAATTATTACTTCATCTTTAGTAGCTGGTAATACACTAGTTGGTGTATTTAATTTATTTATCTCTAATGTTATATCTACTCTCATATCATTTAGTTTAGTTAATAAAATGCAGGAGTCACATATATCCTGCTACCCATTTAAAGAACCTATAGCAGTTGCACGAAGGCTAACTACAGAGTATGGTATTGTTTATAATATAGTAGTATCTGAGCATAAAATAGATTGCATGGATACATTTTGTAATTTTTAACTTATCTATTTATAAGTACTACATTAGGTAGTTTACTATATTATTAATTCTATTTAACATTATATCTTCAAATACTTGGACAACTACGTGTATATTATTGTCCTTATAACCGAGTATTTTGCAGTTAAATAGAATATAAATATTATATATTGTATTATTTGTTATACTTATTGTATGTATATTGTTATATTATGTACGTTATTGTACATATATTCTAAGGGTAAATACCCTAAATTTGTACAAAAGGTCTATATATATTGGTAATATTATATATTATGTAAGGGTTTTACGGTAGTAAAATATGTCCGTAGGACTAGGTACACCAAGTGATACCCAAGTCCTTAGACAATATTATATTATATATAAGCAATTGTAACTTTAAAAGTTTGATTTAAAATGTATTTAATATTAATTATTAAATGTTGTTCACTTGTATATAAATCTTTATTTTTATTTATCCATTCTTGAGCATCTTTCATACATTCTTCTATGGAATTATTATATATTATATGTTCTTTCATACTTATACTTTCATTTTATTCTTTCCTATTCTATTTTTCTCATAATATGTAACAAAGAACGTTTCTATACCATATATAGTCTCAAAATGACCATATACTTTAGTATTTATAGGAACAATTGCTCCATCTCCATGTATATTCACGTATCTATAAGTTAAATCACTATCTTTAAATCTAACTTTTTCTTGTGGTCTAATTCTTCCTTGAGTAGTTACTTGACCTAGCACTACTTGCGTATCTAATTGTATCATGTCGTAAAGGTTTAAAAAAGAGTATAACGTAATGTTATACCCTTCGTAAGTTAATAATTGGTTATCCTAGTTCAACAGCTAGTATAATAGTACCAGCTACAAATAATGCAGAACCACCTAGTACAACTAAGCTATAATACATTATAGGATTCATAAAAGTTTTAATTGAAGTTTTCATTGGTCTAATATTTAGTTTACAATAGTCCTGTTTATATTCAAATCTAAGGAACAGGTTTCCCTTAAAACCCAATACCTAATGTAGTCCCACCGTACTACATTGGATATATTGGTTTATATTGGTATATTAGGCTTCAGGAGCATCATCAGCATCAACTTCAGCTTGAGGAGCTGGAGCAGATACAGGAGCTTGTGCAAAAGCACTTCCTAAAGCTACTTGAATAATCATTGCTTTACCAGCATGTGACAATTCAACAGATTCATTTCTAGTATTGATGAAGTCCTTACTATAAGTTCCTTCTTCACCAGTTCTATCATCTACATAAGAATCTCCTGCTTTACACTCTTCGGTGTCCATTGCAAGATAAGAACCACCAAGTGATGCCAAATGCTTTAAAGCAAATGCATTACCAGTACCTGCACGATTTGCTAATCGGTCAAGTTGTCCTTTTGTTTGTTTAAATACTCCACTATCAGATGGATTATCCTTACTCTTCTCTGTTACAATAACCCCTGCACCGTCTGCAAAGATTTGTATGTCTAGTATTGCTAATTTTACGTTTTTCATAACTTTTAATTTTAAATTTAGATTTATATTGGATTAACAGAAGAACATACGGGGGATGTTCATCTTAAAATTTAGTAAGGGGGTCTGGTATAAGGTGGTCTACGACCATCTATATACAATCATAATTTTTTCTGCGCTGAAATTTTTTTTTGGTGTAATATTACAATATATGTAAAACCATATACGGTATATAATATAGACTTATGTATATAATATAGACTTATATGTAAAATACGTAAAATTATAATTTATTATAACACAAAAAACCCCATATATATTTCTATATATAGGGTCTAATGTTAAACCATATAAAACTTGTTATGAAAAAACAATATGCAATTTATATATTATGGTACATAAACTACTATCGCATTGCAATCTAAGGATAATTTTTGATATATCCTAATTTTATTGTATATTTTTTAAACGGTGTTATTGTATATAGTATATAAGGTATAGAATAAGAAAATCTGTATATAGTTTGGTATTGTCGAAAAAAGGTCTATATTTGTGTATATAATAATAAAGTATGCAGAATTTTGACAATGTATCTCATATAATAAGAGATATACAAAAGAAGATTAAAGCTAAACATGGAATAGATTTAAAACCAAGTGAAATAAAGCAAATCATAAACAGTCAATTCAAGAACTTTAAAAAGTATACAGAACAAGAAGAAGATATTAAAATCGACTATGTTGGTAAATTTAAGATAAAACCAATGAGGAGATTTTATTTAAATCAAAAGAAAGAAGATGCAAATTGAACATATATACTTACTAGAGGAATATGAATACGTAATAGATGATGATACATTACTAGACTATAATAGTTTAATTAAACGTATTAAAGAGTTACGTAAATTAGATATTACAGATAAGGATATAATCAAGCGAATAAAGGTAAAACTAGGAGAAGTTTTTGAACCAATTACAAGATTACACAATATATGTTAAAGTTATTCAAGATTGAAGGTGATATGCTAGTACTAGATAAGGATGAAATACGCCTTATAAGTGAATTTAGAACTATACTAGAAAGAGATAAGGGAAGTAAGGGAGATACACAAGGTAGAAAGAAATTCAGAGCCTTTAGTGAATTTGCATACATATATCATACAACAGATATTCTAAGTATTCCTAATAAAGAAGGATACAATAAAGATAAAACTCATACTTTCGCTATTAAAGAAAGTAGACTTCCTGAAGATTGGAAAATTGATAAGCAAATACAAGAAGCTATTGATAAGTACAAAGAGTTACAATTAGATATACCTAGTCTTAAAATATTGTCCTCATTAAAGAGAGGTTTAAGTACTTCTAGTGAAGTTGTAGATATTATTGTAGATAAGATGCAAGATACAATTAAAACTCTCTTATCAGCCGATATTGATGGAGAAGATGATTGGATAACTAATGATGAAGGTCAAGCAGTACCAAATCCTAATAGTACTGAGAGAAAGATTGAGAAACTGACTAAGCATTTGGATAGGATATTAGCTATCGCAGGTAAATTACCAAAGACTATTGATGAGATTGGAAAAGTAACTGAGAAAGTTAAACAAGAAATGGAAGATGGTAATGTTATTAGAGGTAATCGTCAATTAGGGAGTAGAGAAGCTTAATATGAAAATGGAATTTGGCATAAGAGGTAAGAACAGTCCTAATCCTAGTGACCCCACTAAGGTTAATCATTTAGTACGTAGAAATATAGTATTTGATGAACCTACACATGCTTATACAGATGAAGACGGAAATCCTTATATATCTGCTACTACATTAATTGGTAAATACGAAACTCCATTTGATTCTGAATATTGGTTAATGTTTACTGCTATTAAACGTAATGGTTATAAACCTTATCCTATACTAGATAAGAGACAGATTAAGATAAAGGGTAAAACATATGCTCTACAACATCTATACGATAATGAAGATAGATATTTAAGAATTAAGACTGATGCTATTCGTAAAGAATGGGATATAACTAATAAGAACGCTTGTGACAAAGGTAATCATCATCATAATCTAATTGAGGATGAAATAAACAAGTTTAGTAATACCATGAATATCAGATTCGATGATATGGTACAAAAAGGTCTTACTAGTCCTAAAAAGATATTAAATAAAGAAGCACTATATAATAGTAAGATAAGAACACATTATCCTGCTATATATAAAAGATTAATTCAGTTATTAAAAGAAGGTTGGACTATACATGCAGAGAAACGTATATATAGTTACTTTTATAGAATAGCTGGTACAATAGATGTACTATGTACTAGAGGTAAAGAGGTTATCTTATTAGATTGGAAGACTAATAAAGATAGTATGAAGTTTACTAGTGGTTATTATAAGAAAGTAAACGGTGTTAAAACTAATGAATGGATATCTAAGAATGATACACTTAAATACCCTTTAAATCATGTACCTGAATGTAAAGGTATGATATATACTATACAATTAAGCTTATATGCTTATATATGTGAGTTATGGGGGTATAAAGTAATTAAATTAGAACTATGTCATTTATTGGATAACCAAGAGCCTACATTTTACGATATTGAATATAGAAAACAAGATGTACATAAAATGATATTACATTATACTAAAACAAAAAACAAATAGATATGGAAAGTAAATTTATATACCTGTTATTAGCAGGTCATGGTGGTCTTATAAATGGTAAGTATGTAACACCTGGAAAACGTTCTCCTATATGGGAAGATGGAAGTGTTTATTATGAAGGTGTAGGAAATAGAGATATAGTAGATAGAATAAGTAATAAACTAGATGTATGTGGTATACTTCATCATAAAATCACTACAGGGGGAGTTGATACTGGATTAAGTAGAAGAGCAGACGTAATTAATGCATACTGTGCAATGTATGGTACAGATAGATGTGTATTAATCGAAGTACATTCAAATGGATTTAGCGACCCTGATGCAAAAGGTTGGGAAGTATATAGTACTAAAGGTTTAACAAAGAGTGACGCAGTTGCTACTATAATGTACGAAGAAGCACAAAAAGAATTCCCTACAGAAAGATTTAGAAAAGATACTAAAGATGGTGACCCTGATAAAGAAGCTAACTTTACTGTTATAGCTAAAAGTAAATGTAGAGCAGTACTTACTGAAAACTTCTTTCAAACAAATCCTCATGAATGTAAGGATATATTGATGAAAGAAGAAGGTAGAGAAAAAATAGCAGAATTACATTATAGAGCAATTGAAAGAATAGAAAGAGAAATAGAATTATGAAAGTAGATATAGTTATAATGGAAAATTATGAAGCGATAAGACAGAGAGAGCAAGACCCACAAATGGCTGAAGCTGCTCCTATAGAACCTGTTTATTATCATACTGAATATAATTTCCGAATTACACATTTAAATAATTACACACTTGATGGTAGAAATGACCCACCATTGATAGTAGCAAGTATTGGAAATGAGGTTAGAAATATTGTACATACTGCAAAAATACAAGAAGCGTTTGATTACGAACTAAATCATAGATAATTGCATAAATACGAAGACATATCATTTGTTAATACAGAGTATTTTAGAGAAGCGGCTAAGTACTTTGATAAACATGGAGTATACACTCATGCACCTAAAGGTTCTAATGATTATATAGAATATTGGGATGAACAGGAAAGAAGGTGCAAAGAAGGTTATAAAGTAGGTGATATAACTATTACAGGAGAACATTATGGTTATCTTAACTTTGGTAGAATCAGATTAATTAAGAATCCTACTAGATTAACTATTGAACAAGTTGCTAAAGGAGAGAAGATAGCAGATAAAAAAGTACCAGGTTTCCCAATGTTCTATGATGGTGATTATCATTATTTTAAAGCTGTTGAGAAAGCTAGGAAACTAGGTAAACATATGTGTGTTGGAAAAGCTAGACGTAAAGGTTATAGTTTTAAGAATGCATGGATTGCTGCTAATAGAGCTAATCTACATAGAGATACAACTACTGTATTAGGTGCTTTTGATAGTTCTTATTTATATCCTGGTCTAACAGGTACTATGACTATGGTTAGAAGTAATCTAGATTTCATAAATAAACATACTGATTGGAATAAAGGTAGACTTAAAAATGGAAATGACCACATAAAGATAGGATATAAAGAAAATGGAGTTGATGCTGAATTCGGTTTTCTATCTGAAGTTATATGTGCTACATTTGGTTTAAATAATCCAGGTGCCGCAAGGGGTAAGGATGGTACTCTAATAATGTTAGAGGAAGCAGGTAAATTCCCTAATCTATTAGAGTCTTTAGCATCTACTAAACCAACTGTTGAAGATGGTGGTTTCGTAACAGGTCAAATACTGATATTCGGAACAGGTGGGGGTGAAGATTCAAATTGGGACGGATTTGAAGAAATATTCTATAATCCTGACCTATACAATATGATGCCATTTGAGAATGTTTGGGATGATGATTCATATGGTACTTCATGTGGTTTCTTTATACCTCAAGAATTATGTTTAACAGGTTTCGTAGATAAAGATGGTAATAGTCAAATTAAACCTGCTTTAGAATTTGAAAAACAAGTTAAGACACATATTAAAGAGAATGCTAAATCTGATAGTACTTTAGTAACATATATGATGGAGTATCCTTCATGTCCTAAAGAAGCATTTAGTAGAACATCTAATAATATATTCCCTACATTACTTTTAGAAGCTCAATTAAAGAGAGTTCAAAATGACCCTAGTATAAAATACTTAGGACGTAATGGAGTACTTATTCCAAAGGAAGGAGGACATAAACTTAAAATGACTAAGGGAAATAATGTAGATTATAAGCCTGTACTAAACTTCCCAATAAAGAAAGGAGATAATGTAGAAGGTTGTTTTGTAGAATGGCAACCACCTTATCGTGATGGTAATGGTAACATACCTAAAGGATTGTATAGGATATGGAATGACCCTTATGCACAAGATAAGAACAAAGACCAAATTACAGCATACGATTCATTAGGTTCTACATATGTATATGAAAGGACTAATACATTTACTCCAAGTAGAGGTGATATACTTGTTGGAGCATTTGTTGGTAGACCATCTACAATGGATGAATATAATGAACAATTACTCGCTATCACTAAATATTATAACGGGGAGTGTATGTTTGAGAATGATAGAGGGGATGTTAAAAATTATTTTAAAAAGAGACAAGAATATCATTTACTTGCTAATGAACCAGAGGTTACATGGAAGAAAGAATTGCAAACTAAAAGTACTGGAAGAAGTAAGGGTATAATGATGAATGATAAACGTAAAGGTACTGCCGCGATATATTTAAGAGATTGGCTAATATCTAAGCGCGGTGTAGACAAGGACGGTCACGACATTTTAAATTTACACTATATATATGATGAAGCTTTGCTAAAAGAGTTGCTTAAATGGAATAAAAAGGGTAACTTTGACAGGGTGTCAAGTTTGCTTGTCGGTATGTTCGATTATAGAGAAGCTGAACACATTGAAATACAAGAAGCCATACAAGATAATACAGATAGTTTTTTTAATAGACAATTTTATACTTAACGATATAATATGAGTAGTTATCCAAGTCAGAAGAATACATATGCTGAAAAGGTACGTAAAGAAGAAGGTGCTAGATTCCCTCTATGGGGGCAACAGAGTATTGATTACTTTATAGACCAAACAAACTATGAAGATAGTGATAGAAACGAAATGGTTCTATTATATAGAGCAGCTGAAGGTCATCTTGATGAAGAACATTATAAATATGTTCTTAATCCATATAATACTCCAGAGAGTAGTTTAAAGAACTATCCAAGTAAGATGCGGAACTATGATATAATTAGTCCTGTAATATATTCGTTCTTAGGTGAGAAAAGTGAATTACCACAAAACGACCAAGTTATCGCTTTAAATGCTGATGCAAAGAATAAGTTTACTGAGAGTTTAAATGATGAAATGATTGGTCTTGCAAAACAAGAGTATATCAATGAATTAAATAATCTAGGAGTAGAGACAGGACAAGATAGTACTGAACCTACTAACTTTAAACAAGCTACAAATAATCATAAGTCTAATTATACTGATGAAAGAGCTAGTAAAGGACAAGAAGCCTTAAACTACTTAAAGTATGATTTAGATATGAAGGATAAAAACCAACAAGGATTTTATGATTGGTTGGTAACTGGTAGAGTACATACATATAAAGAGATATATAGAAACAATGTTAAGTATGAAACAATATCTCCTTTAGAATTACATTTCTCGAAGAGTAGTCAATCTGATTTTATAGAAGATGGAAATTGGGCTGTTAGAGCTACTCGAATGAATATCAATGATATTGTTGATAGATTTAGAGACGAACTTAGTGATGAAGATATTACTTGGTTAGAAAGTAAAAGAGAAACTGTAAGTAATAATGCAAATAGTTACGTACATTACAGACACGAAGAAGAACATAATTTTTCTGATAGTTTAGTTCCTGTTTATCATGTTGTTTGGAAAACATTTAGAAAAGTAGGTATATTAAAGTATGTTGATGTTGTTGGTGTAGAAAGAGAAAGAGAAGTCGATGATACTTATGTATTAAATAAAGAAGCAGGTGATGTTTCAATTGAATGGGATTGGGTAGATGAAGTATGGGAAGGTTGGAGAGTAGACGAAGAATTATATATAGGTGGAAGACCTTGTTTAGTACAACGTGGAGAGATTAATAATAGTTCTATTTGTAAACTACCTTATAATGGTAGAATGTGGTTTAACAAAACTAAAGCAGTAAATAGTATTGTAAAACAAGGATTAGCGTATCAAGCTAAATATAATATATATCAGTATCGAGCAGAAATGACAATGGCTCGAAATAAAGATAAAATAATGATGATGCCATTAGGTGTTGTACCAAAACAATTTGGTAAAGATGCAATGGATAAGTTTATGTATTACGCAGAAGCTACAGGTATTGGTTGGTATGATGAATCTGCACCAAATGCCGCAGCTGCTATGCAAGGTATGAAAGTAATGGATATGGGACTTGCTAAATACTTTGGTGAAATGGTACAAGCAATGGCTGCTATTAAACAAGAATGGTGGGAGCAAGTCGGAATGAATAGACAACGTTATGGAGATAGTAAAGCGAGTGACGGAAAAGGAGCAACAGAACAAGCTATTTATAGAAGTGCAATTATAACTAAAGAGTTATTTAGAAGATACGAGAAATTTGAAGAGAAAGATTTAAATGGTCTATTAGATTATTCTAAAATGGCTTGGATTGACGGTAAGAAAGGAATGTATATAAATTCTGATGGTAGACGTGCATTATTAAATGTAAATGGTATTGACCATATGGAAAGTGAGTATGCTGTATTTGTTAAAGATAATGGTAAAGAAAATGACAAATTAAATATGCTTAAACAATATGCACATTCATTTGCACAAAATGGTTCTAAACCAGGTGTGATAGCTGAACTATTAGATAGTAGCAATTATAGTCAAATAAAAGGACACTTAGCTGATATGGATGCTGTTCTTGAACAACAACAACAAGCACAAGAAGAAGCTAATAGAGCATCTGCTGAGAAAATCAAACAGATGGAAGTTGAAGATAATAGAATCAATAGAGAAATGGATAAGTATAAAATTGATACTGAATACAAGAAAGCTATTGACGTACAACGCATGAAAGGTAATGTTACATTAGAAAGTATATTAACTCAAAATGGATTAGAACCTAATGAAAGCGGAATGAATGATTTAAATGAATTCCAAGCACATGCAAAAGCTAGATTAGATAACGCGAGATTAGATTTCGATAGAGCTATGCACTCTGATAATATAGCTGTTAAAAGACAAGAAATTGAAAGTAAAGAAAGAATAGCTAAAGAGAATAAAAACCGTTTTGATGAAAAGTCAAAATAGTCTATATAAATGTTTGAAACAGTAAATAAATTTGTATATATAAATAATAAAACATAAATTCGTAAGTATGAAGATAAATGAAAACTCAATTAAGGCAATAACTAAGCCAATGAGCATGGTAACTGTAGGTACAGTTTTTAGAAACGACCCACTAGATAGTGTATTAAGTGGTACAGCATTAGGAGAAGATGTTATCCCCGAAGGTGGAACAGGAGGTGATGAACCGACTGGAACGCCAGAAGAGATAGCAGCTGCTAAAGCACAAGAAGCTACTAAAGTACAAGAAGCAGAAGCTAAAGCTAAACAAGATGCTATTGATGCTGAAAGATTCGCAGGTAAAACTGATGAGGAAATAACAGCAATGAAAGCTGAAGATGAAGCTAAAAGATTAGCAGAAGCAGAAGGTGGAAATGGTGATGATGAATTCGCTGAAATTAAAACTACTTTATTAGAGAAGTACAAAGGTACGTCATATGATGGAGAAGGTAACATTTTAGATGCCGAAGGAAACATTATTAAAAAGTTTGAAGAATTTGAATCAGAGTTATCAAATGAAGTAGTTCCTGTTGTACAGGAATTAAGTACAATGTTAGGTTATGAGTTAAAAGACGAAAACGGTAAACCGAGAGAGTACGAGGATTCAACTAAAGGGTTGGGTCAGTATGTTAATGATGTTTCTAGTGTAATAGCTGAGAAACAAATTGATGAATTTTTAGATGCTTATTCTGATGTTAAAGATTTCTTTAATCATTTAGAGTTAGGTGGGACTAGAGAAGATTTCTTTAATAGTGCTACATCTTTTGAAGATGTTGAGATTAAAAAGGATAATATTGCTCTACAGAAACAAGTTGTTAGTGAAGCTCTTAAAGCTAAAGGTTTTAGTGATGAGAAAGCTGCTGATTTTGTTACTATGTTAGAAACAGGAGGAAAGTTATTCGATGAGTCTATTACATCACAAAAAGAACTAAATGAAATAGGTAAAGCCGCAACAGCAGAAAGAAATAGGCAAATAGAACAAAAGAGAGTGACTGCTCAAGATAATGCAAAAAAACATTGGGACAATGTAAAATCCACTATTGACAATGGTACTTTAAAAGATATTAAAATACCACAAGCAGATGTACAAGATTTTTATAGTTATATCTCTTTAGATGTTGATGGTAAAGGTAATAGTAGAGATATGATTGATGCTTCTAAAGAAGATTTAGAAACTAGGTTAATGATGTCTTACTATAGGTACAAAGGTTATACACTTACAGATATGGTAAAAGCCATGTCAGGAGAACAAAGAGTTGCTTCTATTAGAGATAGATTTACTCAATCTCAAAAACAAGTAGGTGAACATAAAAAACCCGAAGCACCTTATGTTAATCCCAATGAAGTTGATATTAGTCTTGATAATATGTTACCGTAGAAAAAACTTAATAATTTAACTTAAAAACAAAAAAAATGTCAGCACAAAATCAAGCACAAGTTTTATATCACGATTCATTCGATGGTAAAGGCTTTACAAATGAGAATAGTTTATCTAATGCTTTATTGACAAAGCCAGATACTATTAATCCTGTTATCACGCATTTAGCGGGTAGAGAAGATAACCGTTTTCCTTTATCGTTTTTAACGGAAGGTCAAAAAGGTGGTTATAGAACAATTGAAATAAATGATATCCAATATGATTGGGATACATTTAGAAAACTTAAAAACACTGATGAAGTAATTTCTTCTGCATATAGTGGTGCAGATAAGCCTGGACTTAACAACAGTTATTTCCAAGTTACTTTTAAAACTAACTGGCTAAAGAATCAACATACTATTGAATCAGTTAACGGAGTATCTGCTCGTGTACAAGGGAAACCAGTACAAGTAGGATTACACTACGTATATACTTTACAACTTACTACAGGAGATGCTACTGTATTCTGTCCTCCAACTGAACTGTTAGCAGGGATGAAATGGGTAATGATTGGTGGAGCATCTGTTTCTGAATCTATGTCTATGGGTAACGAAAGTAATGTTGTAATGCCTGGAAAAATGAAGAATCAAATTAGTATTCTTCGTAAGAGTTATCATATTGGAGGTAACCTTGCTAACAAGACTGTAGAAGTACAGTTTAATGTAGAAGGGAAAAAGACTTCATATTGGATTGACTTCGAGAGATGGCAACATATGTTAACTTACAAACAATCATGTGAAGAACACTACTGGTATTCTACTTATAATAGAAGAGCTGATGGTAGTATTCCATTGAAAGACCCTGATACCGGTTTACCAATTCCAATTGGAGCAGGTGTATTAGACCAAATACCAAATAAAGATACTTATTCTTTCCTTACTGCTAAAAAGATTAAGACAACTGTTGCAGATGTAATGTATGGTGCTACCGATACACAAACTATGCAAGTTACTCTTTATACAGGGGAAGGTGGTGCTGAAGAATTTGATAATGCAATGAAAGCCGAAGGTAGTGGTTTCTCTATGGTTGCAAATTCTAATGTAGGTGATAAATTTGTTGCTGGTAAAGGTAGAAACTTAGTATACGGTGGATACTTTACTACTTATGAGCACGTAGATGGTCATACAGTAACTGTTAAAAAGATTCCTTTATTTGACCAAGGAGCTAGAGCAGAAGTTGCTCCTAAGCATCCTGTAACAGGTAAATCTATGGAGTCTTATAGAATGGTATTCTTAGACCAATCTATGTATGACGGAGAAGCTAACGTACAAATGGTTTCACAAAAAGGTAGAGCAATGGTAACAGGTGTACTTCAAGGTATGGCTAAAGCACCGATTGACTTTGCAGGTAACAACCAAAGAAACATAGCTACTGAACAAGATAAGTCAAGTGTACACTTCTTATCTTCTAAAGGTATCTGTATTAGAAGAAATACACACTGTTTCGAGTTGAACTGTGACTTATCTTAAATAGAACATAACAACAACTGTAAATTATAATGTATGGGGGAACAATTAAGTTCCTCCATTAAACAATAAAATAAATACAATTATGAGTAGTATAATAATATACGTAAGAAGAAAGAAAAGAACTGATGAATTACCTGGTTCACAAGACCAAGATTCTGTTATGAAAATAGGTTCATCATTAAAAGGACAAGCACCTCTAAGTGGTCTTACTTTTGAAGAAGAGAAAAAACATTTACCAAATGTTTTAGGAATTGACCCACAAAATCAAGGCTGGAATAAAGCAGTAAGAGAGTATTGGGCTAATATTTCAAAATCTGTACCAAATGACGAAGTTGGTCTTAAATTAGAAATTGGAATAGGTGAGAACAAATTACCTATTAATATCCATGATTGGATTATTTGGAAATACTGTTTAGTATATGGTAGAGTTGCTAATGATATTAGTACAGTTAACAATAGTCCAAAAATTAGATTTTATCTTTATAGTAAAGACGAAGAAGTTAATACTAAACATCTAATGCTTAAAGTTAAGAAGAAAGCATTTAATGAAATGATAAAATTACTAGAGAACGAATCTAAAATAGATATGGTTCTTAGATTATTCGGTATTGATGCAGATAAATTAAGTTTAAAAGAAAAAGAACTTGCTATTGATACATACGCTACAGATGAACAATATGTTCATAAGTTCGTAGAAATTACTACCGATAAATCATTAGAAATAAAAGGATTTATTGAAGATTGTATATTCAAGCAAAAACTTAAACGTATTCCTAATACACAAACTATTATGTATGAAGATAGCGTTGTAGGTAACACAATGGAAGAAGCAGTAGCTTATTTCAATAATCAGAAAAATACTGCTATTTATAATCAATTACGTGCTGGACTTGAACATATGTCTAACAAAGGTGTTGATAAAACTGTAGCTAGTAATGATAGTGAAACTGTTACTTCTGAAAATGCTGAAAATACAGAAAAGAAAGAAGAAGAAACAACCGCTTAAAACACTTATATGTTAGTAAGAGAAATGCATATTGGAATTGATATCGGACTACAAAAGATGAACTCCGAGAAACTAGAAGATTTTGGACCAGAAGAAAAAGATTGGGTTTTAAATGAAATTCAATTAAGACACATAAAAAATCGTTCTAGTAGAAAATCAAATCCAAAGAAAGATGGTTTACAAGATACTGTAAAAAGGTATGAAGATATTGAAGACCTAATTGAAACTGCATCTCTCCCTGTATATAAGAAGGATAGTGAGACAATGTTTGCATTATTACCACAAGACCATTTTATATTACTAGATAACACTAGTGAAGTAATATATGATTGTAACGGTATAACAAAAACTGAAGGGACTACTACTAAGAAAATTAGTGTAGTCCCTTTTAAAGAAGACCTTACAAAATTATATGAAGAATATAATTTAGCTTATGATGATGGTACAGGACTTGTTACAATATTCGATATGCAAGATTACGCATTTACTGAAAATGCAACAGTAGGTGGTGGATTAAAAGATAACGAAGAAAGGTTTTATATTGTAGCACATGTTAAAGAAATTGTAAATAGAATAGATGGATTAGAAGTTAGATGGGAAAACTATAATGGTAAATACTATCCTAATTCATTTATATTTGTAACTGATACACAAGGTGCTTTAAATATAACCGCTACTTTACAAGTAGGAAATGTTGAAGTATATAATTTTAGTGATTTAACTTTCACTACTTATTCAACTAATACGCCAGTATTAAAGAAATATCCTCATAGACTTGTTAAAACAGATGATTTAAGACATTTAATGAATCATTCTTTTGGAACTACTAAATATAGTTCTCCTTTAACTACTAGGTCAAAGAAGATTTTGAACCTCTTCCACAACGAAAGGTTTATATTTAATAGGCTACATGTTGAATATATTAGGAAACCTCGACTTATTTCGCTATCTTTAAATCAAAGTTGTAGTTTAAATGAAGCCTTACATGAGGAAATTGTAGACGAAGCAGTTCAACTGATAAAAGCTAGAATAAATGATGTAGGGTATCGTAATATAATAAATGAAAACTTGATTAAGGAATAATTAAACAATCTAATAATTAAAAACAATTTGAAATGAGACAAATATTAATTGGAAAAGATATTGCATATGCTGCCAAAGTAGGTGGTGGTGTAATTGCAGATTTAAATGAAATCGACCAACTTGATGATGGTGCTTTGGCAGTATTCACTGAAGATGGTACATTACTAATTGGACTAGCTGCTGCGGTAGATGCTCTTTTAGTTGATGTTAAAAAAGTATATTATGTACTTGGTGGTAAAGATACTACAGAAGGTGCTATAATTTCACAAATGATTCCTAGAGCAAGTGCTAGATTGGATGCGGCTGCATACTTAGCACCTGTTAAAGAAGTTGTTACTGTTGGTAATGATTTATCTACTGGAGCATTAAACTTTCCAGGTACTCTAATAGCAGGTACAATTGCTAGTATGAGAATTATTGAAAAAGACCCAACAATTGAGTTAGGACTTGAGAAGTTTAGATATGAGCATTATGTTACAGCAGGTGATACTAATCAAACTATTATTGATGGTTTAGTTGCTAAAATTAATGGTAATTCTAAATCACCAATGATTGCTGCTAAAGTAGGTGCTGGTGTAGGTATTACATTAACTGCTAAAGAATTCGGTAAGACTTTTGAAGTAACTACTGATGATATTATGATTGATGCTACTAAACAATATAATGGTACAGGTAACTCTGTTGCTATTGAGTTTGGAAGTGGAACTGCTGACCAAGTAGCTGCTATTGAAGAAGAGTTTAGTGCAGGAGAAGGTAATACTTCTAAATTATACTTGGCAGGTAAGTACTTCAGTAAAGCACCTAAGACTGCTTCTGGTGGAACATATGATTTATGGAATATGGCTTGGACTAATGTTAAAGGTGATCCAATCGTAGATAAAGCATCTGTTAATAAAACACTTGTTATAGCTTCTCCTGATGGAACTGCTGGACAAGCTGCTTTAATCGTTGTTCAAACAAGTGTGTTCGGAACTGCTGGAGGTAGTGAAGAATCTGGTGCTGATGCATAAGCATAATATTACAAACTAAACAATAAAACATGAGATTAAGATTTCAAATACTTAGTCCAAATAACACTGGTGCGCCTGACTACATTATATGTGGTCAGGCTTCTAGTAACGTTACAGTAAGTAATACTGCTTTAAAAGTTGTTGTTGATGGTGAAGATATAATTGATGTAGTAGATTTGTCTACATTTAATACATTACCTAATACAGTAACAACAAATAATGGTATTGCTATTGAAAATATCGAAAGAGTAAATACGTATTTTATTCAAATGGATATTAAACTAGATGACGTTCATGATTCTACTTCTGTAGGAATTATTGCTAGTAAAGCAGGTTACTTGACTTATAATAACTCATATGAAGTATATGGTTATGATTTAGGAAATAATCCTAATGAGACAAATGGGAATAGTGACCCTGTAGATTATAATCCTTCAATGGATATTTTCCTTATTAACGAAACTGATAACTTAGTTAATGGGAAACAACAAAAAGCATTTAGTGCTTTAACAGCATTTAGAAAGCCTTTTACTGATAGAGTTTATATGTATAATATGTGTAGTTCTCAAGGGACTATAGAATATAGTGCAATAGACCCATTACCTGTTAGTGGGAATGGTTATATTTGTGAAGACGATACAATTAGTATACGACAAACAAATGTAGTAAGAGATTACGTTGATAATGTATTAACTGTAATAGATACTTGTATATCGGCTTTCATAGAAGTTTCTTCAAGACAATGGATACCAACATTTAATGTTAGTGTATCATGTAATACAAATTGTCCTACAGATTGTGACTCAACTATTGAATCACAAAATACAGCTTCTACATTTATAGATTATACAGATATTACTACAGTATTTGTAGATGATATCGAAGTTCATCCTTTTAATGAACAAACGTTAGAATATAAATTAATTGATTTTACAGGTACAGAGATTAGTCAACAAAGCTATAGCTTTAATATTAATCCTTTACCTTATACATATGATTTCTTACTATATGAGTTTACTGATTTCGTAATTCCTGATGTAGGAGATTTCGTATTAAAAGTTATAGTAGGGGCAACTGATATCTATGAGTGTTTTAAGAATACTCAAATAAAAAATTGTCATTGGTATGAAGTACAAAAAACAGATTGTAGTTCTTACACTGTTGTAAATAGAGCATTTGAAGATATTACATTAGAAGTTTCAAAGTTAGATGAAAATAAAGTATTTGTATTAGAGAGTACTTATGTAATACCAACGCTAAGTACACAAGATATAGTTCATACAACAGATGGAGTATATGAATACAAAGTAATTAGAGGTGGAGAAACTTTTATATACTTAGTATTTAACTATTGTGCAATGCAAACTTGTATATTAAGTAAAATTAGTAATATAATATGCGATTGTAATACAGATGAGACTTGTGATAAATTTAAATTACAAGCTATATATTATGATTTCAACGCTGCTATAGTTACTGCTATAACATACTTCAATATGTTAAATGCAGAATATAACTTTAATTACATGTATGATAGTATTTCACCTAATAAGTTAGATGAACTATACAATCATAAATTATTGTTAGATAGATTTGAAGAATATTGTGTAACTTGTGATACTGACTGCGGATGTTTATAAGATTAAATCAAAATACTGTACTAGAGTCCTATATATCTCAATCATATAAATTATATGAAGATGATATAATGACTCTACATATAGAACAATTTAATCAAGAAGATATTTGTGGAGAAAGTAAAAAACAATTTAAAGTATTAAATTATCATATTGCTACTTTATATGTAGTTTTCATTTATAATGATATTGTTAGTAGAACTAATAATTTATTAGAATGGAGTTACTTTGAAGAAAAGTATTGCGTAGATAAATATAGAGATGCTTTTGCATGTAAAGGAATAGATTTAGATAAGATACTAAATATATTCGGTTTACCTTACGTTTCTTCTAATGGTATAGGGGGAATGCAAATAGAAACTAATTTTGTTATCGAACCATTAGGTACTACACCACCCGATAACACAACTTTTGATATGACTACACTACTTGCTGAAACAAGTGGTTGTGAAAACTATATAGAAGATGGTGCTTCATTAGGTATACATTTATTAATAGAAGTTATTGATGGAGTTGAAATTCATTTAAGTATATAAGAATGGAAGTAGAAGGAACACACGTAACATCATTACCTACATTAATTAGTCCACAATCGACTGATTTAATGTATATATACGATAACACTTTAGGTAAAAGTAAAAAAGTTACACTTGATACTTTAAGAAATTTACTTGCTCATAATCCTCCAGTACCTCCACCAGTTATCCCACCAGCTCAAGATTTACAATCTGTAATGGATGAAGGGGGTATTGCTACAGTAAGTACAAGTGAAGTAACAATAGAAGTTGAAAATGATATTGCAGTATACGCATCAAATGATGGTGCTGGAACTGAATCTGTTCTTTATCTAGAAACAGGTAGTGAAGCTTCTCTTACATATATTGAATCTGGTAGTGGAAGTGTAGGTTTGACAATGGATTTTAATGGAGGTACATTAACAGATAGTTTATCAGAATTCGGATTTAAGTACGCACTTGACTATTCTTTACTTGGTACAGCTGACCCTAGATGGATTCCTGATTATGGTACTGTAACAGCTTTACCAATTAGTACATTTACTAATGATACAGGATACATAACATCATACACTGAAACAGACCCTATATTTCTTGCTCATGCTGCTTCTAATGTTATTGATTCAGGTGGAGGTACATTATTTTTATCTGATGCTGGAACATATGTTGCGGCAGGTGCTGATGGTAATGGTATATTTACTGGTTCAGATACAGTACCTACAAGTGTTGTTGCTACTATAACAGATACATTAACTTTTACAGGTGGTGATTTAAAACTTCAAGGATTAACAAATTCTACATTATTTGTAACTGACCATAGTGCTGATAGAGTTTTTGTAGGAGCTTTAGTAGGTACTGCAGTATTTAATGTTGATAATGGAACAGGTACAGGATTCACTACTAGTATTAGTAGAAACTTTGATGCTGGTGTTGGACAAAATGGACATTTATTTACTGTTAATCCGAGAGGTTCAGAAGTAAGGAGAGTAAGAACAAACGGAACCGCCTTTTCAATATGGAATGAATGGACTATTGGAGACAATAGAAAGTCATTTGATTTTATTGCAAGTGTGAATAATAACTACTTTAGTATTTTTGATAGTGGTACAGGATTAGTTGAGAAAGTAAGAATTGGAGATGAGATTTCGTGGTGGAATGGTAACGGCTCTACATCTTATGGGTTTGGTTTTGGACATAGTTCGCCTTTAGGTGGAACAGTACATTCTAAATCAATGGATTGGAAAGTAGAAAGTGTCGCGGATGTTAATTTAATTAACTTAGATTATAGTACTAACCTTATTGCATTTGGTAGTGCTACATACGCTAATACAAAATTTTCTGTAACTAATTCTACTACTGAAACTACAATAGCTACATTTTTAAATGCAGCGACAAATATTGAATTTACAATTAAAGAAGATGGAACTACTTATTATAGTGGTAGAATGACAATAAGTGGGACATTATTAGCTGGAGATAAATTTAGAGTTGCAGGTGGTGATTCTATATTTGAAGATTCAAGTGGTACAGGATTAGTAAGTGTAATGTATGATGAAAGACGTGTAGGTATTAATACATCAAGTCCTAATGCAAGTGCAATATTAGATATAGTATCAACTGATAAAGGTGTACTACTTCCTAGAATGACCCATACACAAGCAGGAACAATAACAGGTGTTAATGGTCTTGTAATATACGTAACTAGTACTGATGCAACATTTACTGCCGTAGGTTTTTGGGGTTATGAAGGTGGGGCATGGACTAAATTATAATAAATAAATAAATTTAAAAATAGAAAAATGAAACAGATAAGAACAACAAAAGCAGTAATGACCGATGCTAGTAGACCAACTGAAACGTCATTAATTTTATTCCATAATTTTAATTCTCATATGAGAACTGATAGACAAGACCATGTAATAAAATTTAGAAGTTCTAAAATTATAGCTGGTACTGATGCTATTATTGGAGAAGGTACTGCTGAGAATCCTGATACACCTGCTGTACCAGAAACTTATGAATATTTAGCTGACCATATGAAAATAGTTGGTGATGCTGGAGTTAAAAATCCTATTACAATTGAAGAATTAAGTGCAATTGTAGATAGTTTAACATTAACTGAAACAATTTATACATTACAACAAATTGAAATCTTATTAGAATCAGCTAAGATAGTTATAGGAAATGAACAATATTATGGTTTAGTTTCTACTGATTTAGAAATAGAATAATAAATATTATAAGACATGGCAGAAATAAAAGAGTTTAGAGAGTTTTTTCTTAGAAGTACTGCTGTTAATACAGGTGCTAAGAAAGACCAAGAATTAGGTTTTCCTACAGACTATATTGTAAATGGAGCATCTGTAAAAAATAGATTCCTTATAAATCATTTCCCAAATGAAGCGGTAATGAAGAAGTTTCTAGAATCATTAACATTTAAATTAAATGTTGAAGATACTGCTACTGAAACTCAACAAGGACTAAGTAAACAAGCTACACAAGCTCAATTTGATGCTGGTACAAATAATGATGCAACAGATAATTTTGCATTACATGCTAAACCTTCTCATATTAAAGATAAGTTTACTTTAGAAGTAGGAGATAGACAGTATACAGAAGAGAACTATGTTACCAATGACGAAGCATTAACTCTATCAGTTGATAAACTTGACCAACAAGTAGACGACAATGAAACTAATATAGCTAATAATGCAGCGTTTTTGGTACCTACTGGTGGTATTATTATGTGGAGTGGTACTATAGGTGCTATACCAGCAGGTTGGTTATTATGTGATGGTTCATTGGGTACACCTAACTTAGCAGCTAAATTTGTAGTTGGTTATGATGCTACTCCTGGAGATTATAATACAATAGGTAATACAGGTGGGGAAGAAGAACACGCTTTAACTGTTTTTGAAAATGCTCAACACTCACATAGAGTATTTGAAAGTACAGCAGGTGGAGGTGCTAATCAAGCATTGAGTGGTGGAAATATTGTTGCTAATTCTTCTGCAACAGCTGGATTAGATTTTGTTACAGAAGAATCTGGAGCAGGTAATCCTCACGAGAATAGACCACCATATTTTGTAATAGCTTACATAATGAAATCATAATATGACAAAAGACCTAAAAGATAAAGACTATAATAAAGAAGAATCAAAAACTAAAAAGTTTCTTGATGCTAAAGGTTGGGCGGTATTAGGTCTTTTAGTTATGCAAGTTGGTAGTTGGGCAGTTAACGCTTTTACTGATACTGTAGCTGTTGGAGCAGAAACTAAAATGAATAATGCGATTGATAGTAGAATAGAAACTGCTATGAATGACGCAAATATGTTAAGTAAAGCTTTTAGTAGTGATAAACTACTTTATGAAATAAATAAACAAGTTAAAATAGCGAAACAAGAAGTAAAAAATGAAGTTTATGCTGCTGATAGCAGTAAAATAGATTTTATTGGAGCATTAGGTGTAGGAGCTACTTTAAGAGATGAAGAAATAATGCCAATGTTTGTACAACTTCTCATATCTATTGATAACGGGGAGTTATTATTTAAAAAAGATATAGAAGATTTAATTGAAAAAGAAGTTGAAAAGAGAATTTCAAGAACCGTAAGAGCTAGTTTTTAATAACCAATTAATAATAAGATATGAATGATACAATAATTAATTTTTCAGAAACTGTATTTGGTACTCATGTACCATTTAAATTATTTGCAATATATTTACTTTTTGCGTTTACTGGTTTACTATTTAGTTTAGTACTTGAACTATATAAGAGTGATGTTAAGTCTAAAGAGTTTAAATTTAAATATTGGTGGAGTCATAATAAATTTAGAGTGATACTAAATATTATAGCTATGACATTAGGTATACTTTTTACAGAAGATTTATTAGGAATTAAACTAAGTGTTTATAATTCCTTTTTAGCAGGTTTTACATCTGATAAAATAATAGAGACATTAAAAAGAAAACTTAAAAGAACTGAAGATGCTTAAAACTGTTATTAATTATATTGATACACATGCTCCTGAAAGTATTGGTGTTAGTCTTGCTTCATTTGGTATTAGTTACTTAGATGTTGAAGTAAAAGAAGTATATGAAATATTTATTGAAATATTAAGAACTATAATTTTATATTATTTGGTGCTTTAACTGCTGTACTAACATTTTATGCTAAGTTTATTAAAAAGAAGAAAAATGGCAAAGAAAAGGATAGTAACTCAAATAATAAAGCAAGTAGATAAATTAATTGATATTAAAGTACAATACCCAATAGAGAATAAAATTGAACTTATTGAAATTAAAAAATTATTTATAAAGTATAATAAATGAGAGGTGAAGAAGTAGTATTAGAAGAAATTGCTAAAAGATTAGATAAGCTAATTTCAGTTTCTGGTATATCATTTACTGATGTAGTTGATAATAGGAATCTTTTACCTACTACACTTGGTGACCCTGTAATTGGTTCATTATATCTTGTACAATCCCCCGTTAAAATACTATTAGGAACGGTAACACAATATCCTGCTGGTATATATACTAAAATGACTGATACAGGTAGTCTTAGTGATTGGGTAGTAGTTCCTGTACAATTTGATTTTAGTGATAATAACTTCTTATTATACGATGATGGTAATGGAGCTAAACAAGCAAAGTTTGAATTATCTAATTTAACTCAATTACGTATATTAACTCTTCAAGATAAGGATGGTACTATAACATTACATGGGGATAATATATCTTTATTTACTAATGATGCAGGATATCAAGCAAATGTCCAAAGTGATTGGAATCAAACTAGTACAGGAGCAGACGATTATATTAAAAATAAACCTACTGATATAACAGATTTATCAAGTCACTCTGTAACAGAATTGAATGATGTTACAGATGCTGGAAGTGGTGAAATTATAACAGGAACAGAAAGGACTAAATTAAGTGGAATTGAAGCAGGTGCACAAGTTAATCAAACTGATGCAGAAATAAAAACTCAATATGAAAATAATGCAGATACAAATGCTTTTACAGATGCAGAAAAAACAAAGCTCGGAAATGTAAATGTAAATGCAGAAGAAAATGTTCAATCCGATTGGAGTCAAACTGATACGGGTGCTGACGATTATATAAAAAATAAACCTACAATAAGCGGAGGAACAGTATCACAATCTTATGCCTTTACTAGAAATAATAGTGAATTTGTACAAGAAGGAGGTACGGATGTTGTTGCAAAAATCACATATGCAGGGAGTACTACATTAGGTATTCCAACCAATATAATAGCAAACGTTTGGAATGACGGTGGAACAAGCGTTGATATAACTATAACAGATGAAACAAATTCAAATCAGATAGCGCAATTACTTGGTATAACGTCTAGTTCAGAAGAAAATATTGCAGATTTAGGTACACTAAGTAATATACCTTTGGCAAATGCAGTTATTTCAATAACTTTAACTTTAAATGGTGGAGGTATGGGAGATGATGCCCGAATTAGTTCATTAACAATTTATTAAGAAAATTATGACTTTCCCGAATTTAGCAAATATAATTTCAGAAGAAGCACAAGGAGATTATTCATTTGAACATATTGATAAAGATGGATATAATACACTTTATTTTACAAAATTAAATAAAGTGATTATGTATGATATGGTTAATAGACCAATAAAAAATATATTTGAACAACACATGAATAATCTTACAGGTGATGTATTGATATGTGGTTTAGGTTGCGGGTTTTCTATTTTTCCAATTAAAGATTTACCTACTGTTAAAAGTATAACAGTAATTGAAAATGATGCTACTATTATTGCTATGATGCAACCATATTTAGAAGGAGTAACAATAATCGAAGCAGATGCCACAATGTATAAACCTTTACAAACATACGATTCTATTTTACTAGACATATGGGAACATGAAAATAATGATATTAAATATAATGAAACTATTAGGTATTATAAATATTTAAATACTGGAGGATATTTAAATTATGTTGATTTCAGATGTTATTGTGTAATTAAATTACCTTATAATGATAATGTAATTTATAGAATTGAAGAAGATGTAAATAATGCAGTTCTATTAAAAGGAGTAACAAATATAAATTATATAACAGAATTAAATACACTTGTATCATATACTCCTGAGTATATAATACACGATACTGGAGTAAAATCTGGATTATTAGATAAAACAAATTATTATAGAGGGTATATAGATTTAGAGAACAAAGGGGAATTAATATTAGTTGTAGAAGAAGTCTATAATATGGATACTTCAGATAATACATTAAATAATAGTGGAAATCCTCCTATAAATAGAACTAAAACACGAAAATACGTAAAAAAAGATGGAACTTTAGATGAAGTAAATACTAAAATTAAATCTAAAAAATATAATACTCGTAGAAAAAGACACAAAGAAGGAATAAAAAGGAGAGAAAATATAAAAGAACAATTAATTGACAATGTTGGTTTAGCTAGTATATTATCAGGTATATTTATTAGTGAATCAGATGTTCACGAGAAATTAACTTTATTATTGGAAAAACATTCTTCTGCATTTGATGCGTGGCAACAATCGTCAAGAGGAACTTTATATAATGATTTACTAAACGACTTTGATACAACTTGGTTAAGTAATATAATATCTAATGAAACTAATCAACCCGAACCACAAAGAACTGTAATTGCTCCAATAGAATTTACTTCTGTTGCACATATGATGGATATAAGTTTAAGAACTTATATTATAAGTAAATTAAAAGGAGACATTAAATAATAAAATATATAAATATGACTGCAATAGAAATAAAATACGAACTATATAGAAATACTGCTAGAAATGGTGATATTATATTATGGAAATCTAATAGTTTAGCATCTGATTTAATTAGATACTTTGATAATTTCTATATTAATGCAGATGATGAAAAAATAAAGAGTCCTTCATATTATACACATATATCTTATGTACATTGGCATAGAAATAGATTAGAGAATTGTGATGCTTGGTATGAAGGTATTACTAATGTTCCTATGAGTCATAGAATAAAACATTATGTAGACTTTTGTGTTATACGTCCAACAAAAATAAACCTTGTTGAACATGGTATAAATGAAGGATTAAATGAGTGGGAAGCTCAAGTTAAATATGATTACTTTAGACTTTTAAGAATTGCTATTGTAAAGAAAACAGGTATAGATATTACAGGTCTTTCTAATAGTAAGAAGTATATTTGTTCATTATTTATTCAAAAATATTGTGAAAATATAGGGCTAAAGTCATATGAATTTTGTAAATTAATGACACCGCAAGACTTTATACGTTTTGCAAATAGAAGTATATATAAAGAAGAAGTAGAAATATTATTAAATGATAACTAACATATAATATATAAAAATGAAAAATACAGAATTAGTAAATTTATACCAAGGTTTAAATAGTGTAGGAAACTTAACAGGAACAAAATTTTGTTATGCTGTTTCTAAAAACATTGAAATAATTAAAGGAGAACTAAAACACATAAATAGTACATTAGAGCATTCAGACGAAGAGAAGAAATATGAAGATGCAAGAATTGCTTTATGTAAGAAGTTATGTAAATTAGATGAAAAGGATAAACCTATGGTTGTAGATAATCCTGATGGTAGTTCAAAATATGTATTTGAAGACCAAGAAGGATTTGATAAAGAACTTAAAAAATTACAAAAGAAACATGAAAAATCCGTTGAATCTATTAAAAAGAAGAAAGAAGGATATAACAAGTTTCTAAAAGAAGAAGTTTCTAAAGATGTAAAATTACATAAAATAAAACTAAGTGACGTTCCTGAAGAGATAACTGCTCAACAAATGAACTCACTATTTATTATAATAGTAGACGATGCAGACACTGAATAAAATATCTCAAAATATAGTTGACGCTTTAGGTAAACCTTATGACGTATTATTACGTGAAAGAGTTAAATATAGTGTTAAGTATTATAGAGCCGAGTTTATAAGACAAGATGTTGAAAGAAATGGAATGAGTTCTCATTTCTTACAAACCTTTACAGCTAAATTAGTAAAGGTAGATAAAGCAGATACTTGTGTTATATCTGTAGGATGTACAGTATTAAAAACAGAAAAGCCTATTCCTTCTCCTGTAAGAGTGAAAGGAGAAGTATTTAAATATGTAGGTGGTGCTGGATTTGGTAAAGCATATTCATACAGACAAATTGAAGAACTAACTTATTCTGAACATAATAAGTATACTGGTAATTCAATATCTTATGATTATAAGAATAATCATATTTATGTATTTAATACAACAAAGGTTAAATATGTAACTATTCAAGCTCCTTTTGAATTTCCTGAAGATGTTAATAGTGCTTGTAGTGGTGCACCTTGTTATACAGATGATAGTGCTTTTCCAATAAGTGCTGATATGTTAAGAGGTATTACTGTAGGTTTATTAGGAGGAGAATTAAAAATGTTGAATATTTCAGATGAAGAAGTAAACATAGAAAACGATGGTAAACAGTAAAGTTTTCTATAAGGAATATATAAGTGGATTAAAAAGAGAGATATCTGTTATTAAAACAGGTATCTCTTCTTTAAATAAAGTTAAAAAGATAATAGTAAATAAACTAACTCCAAATGAAGATAACGTATTACTAATAACAAAACGTAGTTTAGATAGTATAAAAAATGATACTGAACTAAATTTATCGTCCTTAGAATCGAACACACAGTTTTTTGTCGTACCATTGGGCGGTTTAACAAAATCTAAGCTACTTCGCGAGTTAGAAAAAGTCGTCGGATTGAATGTAATATTAGATAAGAGATATAAGAAGTTAGATAAACTAAAAAAAGAAATATTAAGTTATACTATATATAAAGATGTTATAAGTATATTTAATAAGTCAATGGTTGATGAGATACTTAAAGGAGAAAGTTTTAATTTAGGGTTTGGAATTGGTATAATAAAAATAAGAAAGAAGAAAAGAAATTTATTAAAACCTGTAATAGATTGGAATGAATCTAAGAAACTTAAACAACAAATTATTAATGAAGGTGGTACACCTTATGAAGTCACTAAACGTGATGTAGAAGGTAAACCATTAGAGAATAATGGTGGTGAAAAATACTTTGTTTATAGAACAGATGAATATAGTTGTTGGTGGTATTGGTATAAATCACATTCAACATTAGCTAACTTAGAGTTATATTCTTTTAGTCCTACTACAGGAGAAAATGGTAATGTAAAGAAGTTGTCAAGATATAGAAATGATAACGAATACGCGGATTTAAATTATACAATGTAATGGCAATATATAAGAATGTTTCATCTAAGCAAGTAATAGCTAAAATATATAGAGATTTTAGACCTTCTGATAGTAACTGGGTAAATGATGCAGTTGAATGGATGGGAGAAGCTATTGAATATATTGGTGCTTATACTGAATATGTTTTACAACCTTTTCCTGTAACAGTGAAAGAATTTAAAGCTAAACTACCTTGTTCATTAGAATTCATAGAAGGTATTGAATATGAAGGTGCTTACTTACAACCTAGTGGTTCATCTAATACTATACAGGGGAATGGAATTGATTTACCTCTACATACTAATGAGAGTTATAAAATTAATCCTAATTATATTCATACAACATTTGAAGAAGGTGATATAATAATACATGGTTTAAGTGTACCTGTAGATTGTGATGGGTTTCCTTTAGTTCCAGATTCAATGGAATTTAAACAAGCTTTAGCATGGTATATAATGTTTAGATTAGTAGCTAGAGGTTCAAAACATCAAGTATATAAAGACCCTATGTTCATGGAAGCTACTTGGGAAAAGTGGGCAGTACGTGCTAGAAATAGAGCTTATGCACCTGATATAGATGGTTACGAGAAATTTAAAAATAGTTGGAATAATATTATTATAGATGTTGATAAAGCTAAAAAACTATTTAATACTGATTTAGAAGTACTTAGTCAAGCAGATGACCCTAATACTAAATTTATAAGTAATTTTACAATAGTTAGAGAATGAGTTTAAACGGAGGATTAAATACAGATATACAACCTTATCATCAACCTAAGAATAGTTGGAGACATGCTAAGAACATTCTAATTAGTAAAGGATTTAATTCTATTACTAATGAAGAAGGCTTTAATCTACATCATACAGTTACAGATAAAACTATTATTGGTATTGTTAAAACTACTAATGATTTAATTATATTTTCTACTGATGATACAACTAGTGAAATAGGTATTATAGAAGACAATGGAAATTATGTTAAAGTAATTGAAAGTATTCATTTAGGGTTTTTAAAAGAGAATCCAATAGAAGGTGTTGCAAAAAGAAATTTTAGAGAAGAGTTAATTGTTGCTTGGTGTGATGGTTTAAATGATTCTGCAACTCCACCTAGATTATTAAATTTAACTAATTTACCATTTGTATTAGATGGTAATTTAGAATTTGTAACAAGTGCTAATGCTAGATTAACTTATTTAA